TCTGCTATAATAAATAAAGTTGGTGGCGAAAGTTACCACTTTACGTTCGACCCATTAGGGTTGCAAGTACGTGGCGGAACGGATTCGTTCATCTCCCATATAAGAGAGACGCAAACCACCGAAGGAACGGACTTAAAACTCCAAACCTGAGGAAAAACCCATGAACACTCTTGCACTGATCAAGAAGCACATCACTCAACAAGCCAAGGTTGAGGCTTACAATAAGTCCATCGCTTATCGCGGTGTGTCTTATCAGCCTAACCACGAGCAAGCTGAGAAGCATGGCTGCTACGTCTACAGGGGACGCACTTATTGTAAGTGAACTTAACCTGATAAATAAGAGGGAGTGATCCCTCTTATTTTATGAGATACTACGACAAAAAAGAAAACAAAGTCTCTCGTTGGCATAAATCCAAAATCAAATGGTTCCAGGAGAAGACAGGTTTAACAGATTACCAACTGATGTGGGCTTCCTTTGCTAAGGGACTGATCATCGGACTACTGATCCTGTGAAACCACAAAGCGCCAAAGCCAAGGGTCGCAAACTACAGCAATGGGTTCGTAACTTATTGATAGAGACTCTTGACATCCACCCTGAAGACATTCGCTCTTGCTCCATGGGAGCAGGAGGTGAGGATGTCATTATGGCAAGATCTGCTAGGGAGAAGTTCCCGTTCTCTGTTGAGGCAAAGAATGTGGAGCGGTTGAATGTGTACGAAGCCTACGATCAGGCTAGTGCCAACAGCGGTGACTATGAGCCACTTCTGATTATGAAAAAGAATGGTAAGAAGCCACTGGCAGTGATGGATGCTGAAACTTTCGTTAAACTTATTAAAAAATTATGATTAAAAAGATTACATCCGCCCTACTGGCGGTTACACTGGCAAGTTGTTCTGCTGAAAACATTAAGGAAAAAGAAACAATTCAGGTTGATGTTCAACCTGTGAATAAAGAAAATGTACAGGAACTTGAAGTTGTTCCTGCTAAAGAATACAAGTGGACCTGTGTTGGGTGTAACATCCAGGAAGAGATGGCACTCAAGGCATTTCAGGACAGAGGCATCACTGACAAACTTGCACTGGCTGCCTTGATGGGTAACATCAAGCACGAAAGTCAATTCAAACCTGACATCTGTGAAGGTGGTGCTCGTGTACCTTATGAAAGGTGTTACACTGGTGGTTTCGGATTGATCCAGTGGACCACAGTCAATCGTTATGATGGACTGGGACGTTACGCCAGAAACAATAAGTGCAACCCATCTACCACCGAATGTCAGTTAGGGTACCTTTTTACCGAATATCAGTGGGGTAAGGTTGAACCTAAGATGAAGACACCTGGTCAATCAATCGAGTGGTACATGAAACATGCCTACACCTGGTTGGGTTGGGGTATTCACGGAGCACGTACCGATTACGCCTACAACTATGCTAGAATGTTAGTGGAGGGATAAATATTTTTATCCATACTGGAGACTCTTATGAATATCAAAGAGTGTGAGAAGTGTGGCGCAAAATGGTTGAACGGTCAACTATATTGGGCCACCGGCAAACCTGGAACCGAGGTTGACCTCGCCGGGCTTGTCTGCAACGCTCTCGTAGATGAGGATGATATTGTCCTCTGTGCGAATGAGAAGCGTGGTGATACTACAGGAACGACCTGGGAGTATCGTAGAGGTTACATCGATGGTGTAATGTCTGAACTCTCTAGAACTAAAGATGACTAATGGAGCACAAAATGTCAACAACTAGAACATGGGAAAAGACCGACAAGAAAGGTCGAACCGAAGAGTGGTCGTGGGAGGTAACTCCTGAACATCTCTCTGCTCTTGCAAATTACTATGAGTTAGTGGCTAAAAACAATGCAGATCTTTCTTGACACATGTGACATCGCCGCAGTAGCGAAGGCACAGACAACCGGGTTGATCGAAGGTGTGACTACAAGTTACACTCGTATCATCGGTCTCGGTCGTAATCCGATTGATGTTTATCGGGAGCTCATTGTGATGGGCATTCCACACATCTCAGCTGAAGTGTTGGGTGACGCCACCTGTATCGTCAGGGACGCACACAACCTCGTCGAAACTTTTGACAACAAACTCACTATCAAGGTTCCTTGTACCAAGGATGGATTGATGGCATGCAAAGAGTTGAAAAAGGAAGGAGCAGAAGTCAATGTGACTCTTGTCTTCTCTGCTGCACAATCTATCCTCGCTGCTAAAACTGGTGCCGATTATGTTACCGTTCCAGTTGGAATGTGTGACTCTAACTCAGTGGCAGGATTAGAGGTGGTTAGATCTGTTGTAGAGTTGTGTGCTAGGGCAAACCGATCCGCCTTCAAGGGACACACAAAAGTCATGGCTGATTGTATCCACGACGTCTACAAAGTCACAAGGGCATTCTATAATGGGGCAGACATTGTCTCAATGCCACCGGACATCTTCGAGAAGATGTATGATCACGTACTAACAAGAGAAGGATTGATGCAATGACAGTGAATCACCCACAACACTATCAATCTTCTACCATCGAATGTATTGATGCCATCCAAGCACAGATGACATCAGAAGAGTTCCGTGGTTTTTTGAAAGGTAATGTCTTGAAATACATGTGGAGAGAACGAATGAAAGGTGGCACTGAGTCTCTTGAAAAGGCACAGTGGTATCTAACTCAACTTGTGGATAATGAAAAGACCAGCACTTAAGGGACTACAAAAGGAATACAGACCGGAGATCATCTCGTTCATGGCAGTAGTTCATGTTCTAGCTTTGGTTGCACTTCCTTTCTACTCAGTTCCAAACCTGGTTGCTTTTCTCGTTCTCTATTGGGTGACAGTACTTGGAGTGACCTTAGGTCTCCACCGAATGGCATCACATAAAAGTTTTGTGTGTCCCCGTTGGTTGTTTAGATTTCTCATCACCATGGGAACTCTGGCAGCACAAGGTGGTCCCATCGAATGGGTAGGACTACACAGACATCATCACCTCTACTCAGATCAGGAAGTAGATCATCATGACTCAGTTCGGGGGTTCTGGTGGGCACATTTCGAATGGATGTGTCATGGTGTTCCTGCAATGAGACACATTGACACCCTCACAAAGGATCTTCAAAAAGATCCTTACATAGTTTGGTTGGAGAAGAACTTTCTCTTGACACAGGTCCCACTAGGTGTTATACTCTATCTGTTGGGTGGTTGGGGAATGGTCCTGTGGGGCATCCCTCTCCGACTAGCAGTGGTCTACAACGTCACGTGGTTAGTCAACTCAGCAACTCACACCTGGGGTTACAGATCCTTTGAGACAGATGATAACTCCAGGAACAATTGGTGGGTTGCTCTCCTATCAGCAGGAGAGGGATGGCATAACAACCATCACGCCATCCAATCTCGGGCGAGACACGGACTTCATTGGTACGAAATTGATGTGACCTACTACATCATTTGGACCCTCGAAAAGTTTGGTCTTGTTCGCAATGTTAAACACCTAAGAAACTAATGGAAGGTAAGCACTTCACTACTGACTGGTTGTATGAACCAGAGAGAATGGTCCTCAAAGAAAAATGCCTCTCTATCCTTTTGAACACTTATGGTAGTGATCTGAAGGAAGATGGTTCTCCTATGTACAGCACTCAATCAATCTATGAGTGTGCTCACGACTGGGTGTCCCAAGGGAACAAGATCCCTGATGGGATCAGTGCTTACTTCAAAGCCTACTACGTGCTATAACAACACTGTCTACTGAATTTTATTATGTCCTGCGAAAACCATCGCCCTAACATTGAAAACCTAGTCCGTTCCGGAGTGATCGTTGCAGTCGGTCTCCCTCTGGCCCTGTCACTGGGTGGTCTTACCGGAGCAGTAACTCGTTCACTGGAAGCAAACGCAGTGAACCCCACGTCTTCTGGAATCAACACCCTCAAGGAACAACTGACTAAGCCTTGTCTTACCTGGGGATTCTCCAAAGATGATTCCAAGTTGGAACGTGCAGCCAAAGAACAGATTGATGATATCATGGGTGGAGATGTAAGTTACTCTGACCTCTGTAACTGGGTTCTCTGACCTGTTACAATAGGGTGGGTCAACCACCCTCACGACTCAGTAGCTCAGAGGAATAGAGCATCGCTCTTCTAAAGCGTTGGTCGCAGGTTCGAATCCTGCCTGAGTCGTTCATTGGCCTATAGCTCAGTTGGTAGAGCGCGGAGCTGTTAACTCTGTTGTCCTAGGTTCGAGTCCTAGTGGGCCAGTGGTCATTTGGGAGACATTAAAATACCCATCCAGCCCCCGTAGCTCAGTGGTAGAGCAGGGCTTTTGTAAAGCTCAGGCCGTAGGTTCAAATCCTATCAGGGGCTCTTGGAAACCGACGGGTTTCCATTGGGAGTGACAGAAAAGCAGGTGTGGTCAAGCACCCTGCATCGTATAGTAAGGAAGGCTGTGGTGGCCACCATATCACCTGGAGACAGGAGATATGAGAACCCATACCAAGGGTCCTGAAAGTTCAGAGGTATTACTAGCATTAGTGAGACCCCTCTGTTGGAGGTATAAATGTAATCCTCCCTCCCCACCTACCATTTTTTATTATGATTGACTTTCTTATCAGCACACAGTTTGAAGCACTGGGAAACCACACAGTCGCAGAGTTCGCTGTTGGTTACCTATTCGGTGGAGCACTGATCATTGGTGCACCTGGTGTGTTTTTCTTTGTAGTGTTCAACGCAGCTCTTCAACGAACCAAGGGAGCACAGATTGGTTACAAGGATCACAAGGATTATGGTGACTCATCTACCTACGAGAACGGTAAGATGGCGAACTATAAACCTTACAAGCATTGGATTGTAGCTGCTGATGATCCCTATGGATCCAATTGAATTACTCAGGATTATCAGTTGTCTGGAAAGTGCACATCACCATCTCCGCATCAATGACTTCCCTGAAGACCAGGATGTGGTGAGACAGATGTGTAATAAGTACTACAAGATTTACTTCAAACTCTGTAAAGAAATAGGACGGAATCCCTATGGTTGATTATGAACCACCAACTCTGTGCATTAGAAGTGTCACACCAGTTCCTGGTAAGCCAGGACAGTTTATGTTAGACATGCCTTCACTCTGGTTTGATGACGGTCCAGTTGAAGTCAGCCAAGCCACCATCGATTTTGTAAGATATGAGCCCTATCAAGTCGTCAACTGCCCGCCAGGATATCCGAACCCTCCTGTGGCGGATAGTTAGTTCTCCTGTCACTCAGTTTAACTTATTATTCGTTGGTGTGTTAGTATTCATAGGTATTATTCATCAGATGGCACACAATGACATCGAGACAGATGTCCACGGATACTGTTATAACTTAGAGAGAACAAAATAAGTGTTATAAATACCTATAGAAAAAAGTGCCCAACCCTCCCACTAATAAGGTAATAGGCACGTTGTAAACACGGAGACAAGTCGAGTCTCCTATCATCCGTGGGTTAATCTCCACGAGACAAAAAAGGTATCCCTAATGTTTAAATCTGCACTGGCAGCCGTTGCTGCCCTCCCCGTCCTCTCTTCCGCTGCCCTGGCAGGTCCCTACGTTAACGTAGAAACCAATGCTGGTTTCACAGGCAACGATTACACCGGCGCCGTCACCGACCTTCATGTTGGTTACGAGAACGACCTCGGCGAAAACTCTTCCTGGTACATCCAGGGTGGTCCCGCTATCGTTTCTGTTGATGGCGAAGAGTCCTCCACTGAGTTCTCCGGTAAGGTTGGCGTGAACGTGGGCGTGACCGAGAGCGTCGGCGTCTATGGTGAGCTTGCTGCTCTGACCGAAGACCAAGAGTTCGACACCTCCACCCTTAACGTGGGCGTGAAAGCTGGCATCAAGTACAGCTTCTGAGTCGAAGTAAAATAGAATACATTAGAGGGGCTTCGGTCCCTCTTTTTTATTGTCTGAGAGTTGTCTGAGAATAAATACAAATAACTATACCCTTATCGCTATGAAAAAACTACTCCTCGCAATCTGTGGAGGAGTGATCTTCATTAGTTCTGCCTCGGCAGCTGAAATTAGTAATACCATCACAGATTCTGTGCAACTCACAGTTAACGGAGCAGGTGTACAATCGACTCGGATCGGTTCCTCTTATGCTGTGACTGGAAATAACGTAAGTGTCACCACTTTGGGTGGACTGACTGGAGGCTCGGCAACTGCTCCAGCAACCCTGAGTGCAGGTGACTATGACATCGGTACCGATGAAGCTAGCTTTAACTTCTCGGAGAGTCTTACCGTGGGAGATACGGTGTCAACTGGAGTCGAAGCATCATCAACCCTCGGAACCTTTTCCTCCGTAAACATGTACAGTGACAACCAAATTACTGCTGGCGGTACTGCTGGCTCTCTCGCCGGGACACTATCAGCTACAGGCATCTCAACTGTCACAGCTGGAGGTCAGGGAACTACCGCCTTGGGACAGAGGACAGTATCTTTATCTGTGTTTGACTGATGAGGGTGTTGTTCATTATTATGAGTGTCCTGGGGACACCGGCTCTGGCCGCAGTCCCTACGTTCACACGCGGGACAATGACAAGTCGAACTGAAAGTTTCACGACTGTCACCGAGACTTATAACATCGTTGAGTATTCAACTGGCAACAGTTACACGATGACTGGTAATAACATTACAGTCAGTGGTACTCCAGGTCTCGGTGCTTCTTACTCTCAGACTTCACCAGGACATGCCACTCAGTTCTCTGAGTCTGTTCTAGGACCTGGTATCTCTAGGGTTACAAATTTCACTAGAACCACCACCATTCAATCCACCACTGACAGTCTTTCAGTATTCACCCAGTGATTCATAATGAAAAGATTACTTGGTTTGATTTTGTTATTGTCTGCCTGTCCTCAGGTTTATGCTGAGGAGGGAGTAACTGCTGTTGCCAACCCACAGGCTACTAGCTCTGGCAATGTCACGAACCAGGCAGTTCAAGTGACTAACACTAATCTATTTCAGAACACTTATGGTGGTGGAGTTCAGTGTCAAGGAACGACACTCTCTATCTCTCCGTTTGTTATTCAAGGTTTTAGTGCTCCTGAATCTAATGTCAAGAATGACTATGGAATTGCAGGAACCATTAGCATCCCATTAGATGGTGAAGCAGTTAGGTTGTGTAGAGAGCGAGCACAGATTGAGATTGATAGGCAACAGACTGAGACAGATAAAGCTCAGCTAGATTACAATCTAGTCAGGGCTTTGAAGTGTGCTGAGATGATTCAGGCTGGGGCTTTTCTACATCCGTCTTCCCCTTACGCGAATCTTTGCGTGGATATTGTGGCCCTTGATAACACCGGCCGCTATCGAAACGGAATCGGTCAAGTGATTTCAGGTCAACCTCAGTCGTCGGCGTCCCAGAATAATCAGGAGGCTTCTTATTAGTCAACTTCTGCATTGCCTTCTTAAAGACTGACTTCAAAATCTTAAACAAACTATCCATCACAGGTTTCAGTGCCGTGGTGGCAGCGAGAGCACTGGTGGTAGCCACAAAGGCAGCTGATGCGGTGGTGGATAAGATCTGTGCGTCCGGCGCAGGGACAGCGAACTCTGTGAATGGTACAGGAATAGTGACAGGAGGATCAGGAGGTAGTGTTAGAATAGTATTTGGATCGGGTAACTCTCTTGTCTTTGTATCATCCTGAGCCGCACCATCATTCCTACCTGGACCTGGTTCCATATCCTGAGGGATAGAAGTCGGTAGTTCTATTCGTGGTTCATTAATGTTTGGTAACCGAATTTCTGGTGGACTGATGCCTCTGGTAGGAGGGATAGTGAAATTCCTGGTCGGGCCTGGTGGCAGAGGAACAACCGGTGTAGAGATAGGTTGGACCCGAGGGATAGCCATCACAAAGTTTTCTTTGTATTTATTCCTTGACAGAGAGTGCTAAGTTGTGCTATCATAAATACTAACGAACCCCTTCCGTGGGTTTCGACGCCTCACCGAGACTAAACAGCGTCTCAAAACAACAGTCTCTCATACCTGTCTAAGGGCTGGCAGGAATACTTGGATACTTCGGTGCCCGCCGAGGTCTTACTTTAAACCCTTAAAATGGCTACTTCAACTCTTTCAAGATCCCGCCAATCAGGCTGGGACAATTTTACCGAGTGGGTCACATCAACCAACAACCGCCTCTATGTGGGCTGGTTCGGTACCCTGATGATCCCGACCCTTCTCGCCGCTACAACGTGCTTCATCGTCGCATTCATCGCTGCTCCCCCTGTGGACATCGATGGCATCCGCGAACCCGTCGCTGGCTCACTGCTCTATGGTAACAACATCATCTCCGGTGCTGTCGTACCTAGCAGCAACGCAATCGGCCTCCACTTCTATCCCATCTGGGAAGCCGCCTCTCTCGATGAGTGGCTGTACAACGGTGGCCCTTACCAGCTCGTCGTCTTCCACTTCCTCATCGGCATCTTCTGCTACATGGGACGTGAGTGGGAACTTTCGTATCGCCTTGGAATGCGTCCTTGGATCTGTGTGGCATATTCCGCTCCTGTTGCTGCTGCCTCAGCAGTGTTTCTTGTCTATCCTTTTGGTCAAGGAAGTTTCTCAGATGGAATGCCTCTCGGTATCTCTGGCACATTTAATTTCATGCTTGTCTTCCAGGCTGAGCACAACATTCTGATGCACCCCTTCCACATGTTGGGAGTCGCAGGTGTCTTCGGTGGTTCACTCTTCTCTGCGATGCATGGTTCACTCGTTACCTCCAGCCTCGTTCGCGAGACCACTGAGAATGAGTCACAGAACTATGGTTACAAGTTTGGACAAGAGGAAGAGACCTACAACATCGTTGCAGCCCACGGCTACTTCGGTCGTCTCATCTTCCAATACGCTTCATTCAACAACTCTCGTTCACTTCACTTTTTCCTGGCCGCATGGCCGGTGATTGGCATCTGGTTCACCGCCCTTGGCGTGAGCACGATGGCATTCAACCTGAATGGTTTCAACTTCAACCAGTCTATCCTGAGTAATCAGGGTCAGGTTCTTAACACCTGGGCTGACGTTCTGAACCGTGCTAACCTTGGCATGGAAGTGATGCACGAGCGTAACGCTCACAACTTCCCTCTGGATCTGGCAGCTTCTGAGTCCACACCTGTGGCTCTGATTGCTCCTTCCATTGGCTGATCAATCTCTCTCTTAGGGGCACTACGGTGTCCCTTTTTTTACCTTCCCTATTAACATTTCTTATCAATGGTAGCAACACCACTACAACAAGATCAAGCAAGGTTGGGGTGGTTTGATGTGCTCGATGACTGGCTGAAGAGAGACAGATTTGTCTTTGTTGGTTGGTCTGGAGTTCTTCTATTCCCCACAGCCTATCTGGCTATCGGTGGCTGGCTTACAGGCACCACTTTTGTAACATCATGGTACACCCATGGTCTCGCGTCTTCCTATCTGGAAGGTGCAAACTTCCTGACCGCTGCTGTTAGCACTCCTGCTGACGCTATGGGTCACAGTCTCATGCTCCTCTGGGGTCCTGAGGCACAAGGAAGCTTTGTTCGCTGGTGTCAACTCGGCGGACTCTGGGCATTCGTTGCCCTCCACGGTGCATTTGCACTGATTGGTTTCATGCTCAGACAGTTTGAAATCGCTCGACTCGTCGGAATTAGACCCTACAATGCTATTGCATTCTCTGGCCCTATTGCTGTTTTTGTCAGCGTTTTTCTCATGTATCCTCTGGGACAGTCGTCCTGGTTCTTCGCGCCATCGTTCGGGGTAGCGGCAATCTTTAGATTCCTGCTCTTCTTACAAGGCTTTCATAACTGGACACTCAACCCCTTCCATATGATGGGAGTGGCTGGTATCCTTGGCGGTGCTCTTCTCTGTGCTATTCATGGAGCCACAGTAGAAAACACTCTCTATGAAGATGGTGAACAATCTAATACATTCAAAGCGTTCGAAGCCTCGCAAGAGGAAGAGACGTACTCCATGGTTACAGCGAACCGTTACTGGTCGCAAATTTTCGGCATTGCTTTTTCCAATAAGCGTTGGCTTCATTTCTTTATGCTCTTTGTACCTGTTATGGGTCTCTGGACAAGCTCTATTGGTATTATTGGCCTTGCTCTTAATCTGAGAGCCTATGACTTTGTGTCACAGGAGATCAGAGCTGCAGAAGATCCCGAATTCGAGACCTTCTACACTAAAAACATCCTTCTGAATGAAGGCTTACGTGCTTGGATGGCACCTGCTGACCAACCACATGAGAACTTTATCTTCCCTGAAGAGGTTCTACCGAGAGGTAATGCTCTCTGATGTACATTTTCTTTCTGGTAATTTACCTAGTAAGTTTCTGTCTCATCGCTGGAGGTGCCTTTGCTCTGGTGTACGCAAACATTACTTCTATCAATCAACAGATGGATAGACCTAGACCGCGTCGTCACCCAGAGGCACCTGAACCAGGTGAAGAGGTAATGTACGTCGATGTCTCTAATGACACCGCTGCAGAATTCGCAGCTAGAAAACAACAACTTGAGGACTTATACAATGAGTAGATCGTTAGGGTTTCTAATCCTAAGATTAGCTATCGGCACTATGCTGATTCATCATGGTTTTGAGAAGTTGGATAATATTGAGAACTTTGCGGAAGCGTTTGTGAAACCTATTCACTTACCCTTCCCAATCTTCATGAGTTACATCGCAGCTTTCTCAGAAATTGGCGGTAGCATTCTACTCATGACTGGACTAGGTGTAAGGTTAGGAGGATTGGCAATCCTAGGAACAATGTCAATTGCTATCTACCACGCACTCGCTATCAATGGCTTCAACATTTATCTGTTAGAACTATTGGTTGTCTATTGGGGAGGAGCTGCAGCTCTGGTCCTCAATGGAGGAGGTCAGTTCTCGATAGATCATTTAATACTTCGAAGATTTCAAATCGAATAAGTAAGATGACCGACTTTACCGAGTCGGTTTTCTTATGCTACAATACCCCCATCGGCTTTTCGATTATGGCAACTTATACGGTCACCTTCCGTTCCTCTGACGGGACTGATCAATCATTTGAATGTGCGGACGACAACTATGTCCTGGACGGAGCAGAGGAGGCAGGAGTGGACGCTCCTTACTCTTGTAGGGCAGGAGCCTGTTCAACCTGTGCAGGGAAGGTCCTAGAGGGGACTGTCGACCAGTCTGAACAGTCCTTCCTGGATGATGACCAGATCGCTGACGGGTTCGTTCTGACCTGTGTTGCGTACCCCACCTCAGACTGTGTTATACTAACTGAACAAGAAGAATTCCTCTATTGATTATGGCTTGTAACCTACGACAAAAAACAATTGACGCCCTCAGGAATGCTGCACTTGGTGAGATTGCCAAGGCGGAAGTGAATGTAGAAGTCTACCTTCACAACCCTGTTGGTATCGGAGAACACCCTGACGTCCTCGCTGCTATCCAGGATCAACTGGATGTAATCGCAGAGAGTGAAGAGAGACTTCAGGTTTTAGATAAGTACTTCTCAGGAGAACACGTCCAAGTAGTCTGATGAAGCATGGCAACCTAGAACCAGAGGAAAAGATCCTCCCCGAAGACAAGAAGAAAGAGGACACGCCAAAGATTCCCAGGCTCGATGGGTACGCGTGTCCATATCCACGCCGCAAGTTAAGTATCCTAAATGAATGATCAATCGATGGATAGAGATCACCTACCTGAAGTTGAGTTCACCAAAGAGGAACTAACCTATCTCCAAGAGCACATGAATACTCAACGAGCTAGTTGGTTCAACTACTATGAAGATCTAGTAGAGTTTGGACGCACCGAAGATGCAAAACGTGCTCATGAACAATACGAAATGTGTAAATCTATCAGGGATAAAGTCTACCACATGAATGGTAGAGACACCTTGGCACCTGGCAATCATGAACAAAGATGGTGGGATCAACAACACGATTATAAATAGTCGCAACTGATTATTTTTTCATGACATCTTTCCTCCTTCCCCTTGCTGCAAAGATCATCGACAGAGCCCTGGATAAACTACCAGGTGATGCTGAACTCGGTGAGCTCCTGGTCAACACGGCACTTCACATCCTTAAGAAGGCTGTAGCTATGACATCCACTAAGGTTGATGACAACCTTTATGAGATTGTTGAAAAGGCACTGGCCAACAGAGACTGACTCTCTAAGAAAACTCTCAGACATACCTCACGAAACCCTTGGTAAAACAGGGGTTTTTCAGTGCTACAATAGTAAGGTCAAGGAGGGACAACCCTCCACCACCTTATAGATCATGACCAGTTCATTCCAAAAGACCCTCGTCCAACGACTCGCTAAGTCGAAGGCCAAGAAGCAAAACGGATTCACACTGATCGAGTTGATGGTCGTCGTCGCAATCGTCGGTGTCCTTTCGGCAGTCGGTCTTCCCCAACTGACTAAGGCACAAGACAAAGCAAAAGACTCGGCAGCAGTCGCCACTCTCACCAACGCCGCTAAAGAGTGTTCACTGGACATCATCTCTGACGCTGACCCTGTCACCACCTTCGCAACCTTCGACGGCATCACTGGTACCTGTGAGGTGGACGCTGTCCTAAGTATCACCTCTGAATCATCTGATGCAACTGTCTTTGAGACAACATTCGTTGGTGGCGTCCCTGGCACTGTCGCGGAACAGTGATATGAATATCGTATCAACAATGGTTGGTATCACGATCATGGGGGCGGCAGCCCCCGGCGTGATGCAAATGACCCTGGCACCAGTAGAAGCCCAGGCTCGCGCAAGAAACTTTAGCACAGCAGAGTCATCTGCTGTGGCTTTTACAGCAGCAAATGAAGGTCAGAAAAATACTGACCTCGCACTCTTACCTGAAAACTGTGATGCCCCTGTAGCTTCATCAACAGGTGGTGGAGCATATGATGTTACCTGTTATGGTGGCGAAGACGATAGTAAGTATCGACAAGAGGTGACTCGCTCTTACAGGTTGGCAGCTCAAGATATGAATACTTACACCAACCCCGATAGGCAGTTTGCCTTTGAAACACCTCCAAAATATTCACACGTTGAGTGTCAAACTAATGATCCTTGGGGTGTGATGTGGTATAACGATCACTTAGCTGCTGGTCACTTAGATGCATGTCAGCCTTCAGTCCTCAGATCCAAAGAGGCTTATCTCGACTCTAACCCTGACGACTGGTTGTATGACATCTCAGACCACGGTTACGGAAGACACCCTAACTACTGATGTGTTATAACTAGTGTAGTTTCAATCTCATGTATGGCAACTGATTTGTGGCAAGACATGGCGAGACTAAACGCCCTCTATGAAGAATTGATGTGGCCATCAGAAGATGACCTCACCATCAGAATAGAGGGCGATCACATCGTCATCCGTAACCTTTCGCAAGAACAACGCGATTGTAACATTGAGTTCACACCCGACGATGAATGGGTTGACAAGATGAACGAATGATGTTACTATAAGACTATGAACATTTTTGCTGTGGACGCTGACCCCATCACGTCAGCCCGGTCACTACCTGACCGTCATGTGACTAAGATGATCCTGGAGTCATGTCAGATGCTCTCCATCGTCTTCTCTCCCCACTACTGGGACATCGGACAGGTCATGAAGGTCAATGGTGAACCTTTCAAAACTGCTAAGGGTGCATTCAAAAATCATCCTTCTACTAAATGGGCCGGTAACTCGGTCCAAAATTGTGCATGGCTTATTCAACATGCCTGTGGATTATGTACAGAGTTTCGTGCTCGTTATGGTAAGAAACATGGTCTAGAGAAGTCTGTCTTCGAAACTAAGAAAACATTCCAACGTGAAACAGGTGAGGTAATCACTGTCTATAGAGAGATTACCGGTTTCGCTAGGGCAATGCCCGAACATCTCAAGTTCGATGACACCATCGATGACATAGAAGCTTACCGCCGCTACCTTAACACTAAGGAGTGGGTGTGGTATAATTATTTACGGCTACCTGATCGTCGTCCAGAGTGGCTACAACAACCTACTACAAACAATGTCTAAAGTAATTCGCAAGTTCGCTGACCACAAAGATAGTATCCGTGCCGCTGTAGAAGGACAAATGGACCTTCGAGAAAACTATAAACTCTATAATAAAATCTATAGGTTCTACACCAAGGAGGGTGTAACCTTTACAGGTGACGCTGAGATGGACTACAATATGATTGTAAACTACCTGAATGAAGATTTCTTCACCAACTACTGATGGAATATAGTAACTGGTACGCACTGTCTATCAACATGAACAAAGAACGTTCATGTAAGGAACAGTTGTTGGCCCGTAGGGCACTGTTCAAAGATACTAACCTTCTGGATGTTGAGTATCTACAACGTAAGGAACTTGTTATTGACAAAGGTGGGCGACGTAAGGTCAAGAACAAACTCCTGATGTCCGGTTACCTCCTTGTCAGGGTCAAGCCAGAGATGGTTGAGACCGAGGAAGGTAAAACGGTCAAGTGTTTCCCCGGAGACACCTTCAACTTGATCCTAGGGACACCTGGCATCAAGTTCTTTGTCAATTGCGATCAAGACAAACCCATCGCCTTCCGACCTAGCGAGATCAAGAAACTGTTTGATATGTGTGATGAAGCACACCTTGAGGTCAAACAGAATGTTGGTTTCGATTATGTAGAAGGTGACATCCTAGACGTAGTCTCAGGTCCTTTTGCTGGTCAAGAATGTGAAGTGATCAGCATCCAAGGGAATAAGATCTTAGGACAACTAGATATGTTTGGGAGGATTATTCCCGCAGAGTTCACTAAAGAACAGGTGTACAAAAAATGACACTAAAGCACGACCCCAACGATAAGCGTGCCCATCGCGAGGTGGACTTCCACGCAAACGAACAACACACTGAGGCAGAGTTCGACAAAGAACATGATGCCAAGGTGAATGATTGGCACGAAAGACACAAGGACAAGCTCCTTGATATCTACTGTGACACACATCCTGACAGCCCTGAGTGTAGAGTTTATGACGACTGAGGAAGAGTATCATTCGCTCAAAGAAACTTATAAATTACTTTGTCATCTCATCGACCCTCAGAAAACACCTAGGGTCGCTAAACCCATCAGAGACAGAGCTCGTCACTGTCTTAAACATTACCCAGTCAGGAGTACATTGAAGGAACTAGAGGACACTGTACACTTTTTTAATCCTAGATGAATAACGATCACAGTCTCAAGCCACTCGCTCAACAGGCAGCGGGTGGCTTTTTAGGTTTGCTTATTACGGTTATCCCTATAGTAATCTTGATTCTTTGAGTAAAAAGTTTTGTAAAGTTCTGTTATAATAAATAAAGTTACTTAACACTTTCTTTATCATTTTATGACTGTCTCAACAAACGACCAAGGTCAGAACAACATGTGGGCTAAAGAGCCTCGCATGTACATTGACCAAACTGCAGCCGAGCGTTACGGCCTCGAAACCCATAACGAAAGAGCTGAAAAGCTGAACGGGAGACTAGCCATGATTGGTCTGGTGTTTGGTCTCTTGTCTTACGCCATCACTGGCAACCTTTACTTCGGGCTCGCCTGAGGTTATCCACTTTACTAACTTTATTACTTTAGAATCATGAACGAAAAAGCAGAACGCACTAATGGTTGGGCCGCTATGTTGGGCATCATTGCCGCTATGGGAGCCTACGCAACCACAGGTCAGATCATCCCCGGTATCTGGTGATGGCATTTATCATCGCAGCTGTGATGATTGTGATTCCAATCGTTGCTATAGTTAAAAACACATGACTTACGATTGGACTCTGTTACAAACACTGATCTTCATCATCACTCCTTACTTCCTGATGCTAGCCCTGGCAAGTAAGGATGAAGATGATGACGGTAGTGACGGTGGAATGTTACAGCCACTTTACGCTCCCTCTCAAGGGTAGATTAAAAATTAAATTCAAATATCTTATAATATACTGTGTCCATACGACGCAGTATTTTTATGCCATACACTAAGTTCTATGTGTACTCCAAAGATGGATGTGGTTTTTGCGACAAGTTGACAGACTTTATGGAATCAAAGGGAGTGAAGTATGAAAAGTTCGATCTAGGAACTGACTTCTCCACTGAAGATTTCCTCTATAAGTTTGGAAGACAATCCACATTCCCTCAGGTCCTTATGGACAATCAAAAGATAGGAGGCATGAAGGACACTGTAAGATTTTTACTTGATAATAAAATTGTATGATAGACCGTGGTTTCGAGTTGATGATCCCAAGAGAAAAGGAGGTTACAAAATCTAGATTTGATTATCAAATAAAATTCTCCCTCTTTAAGAGGGAGTTTATGTTATCATTTAAGGTAAATCGCAAGGAGTGATTATGTTCATTGTACTTTCTTTCATCTGCCTGATCCTAGGAATTACAATAGGATGGTTAAGTGCCGAAAGATACATCGCATTTATGCAACACACCGAACACGATCATGAGGAACTATTTCAGAAGAACCCCCATCCTGAATTGTTTGATGAAGACGGGAACCTAGACAGGGGTGACTACACAACTATCACCTTTGATCCAGGATTTGATCCAGACAACTGGGATCCCCTTACAGACATCATGCTTGACGGAGAGGACGAATGATGCTATAATAGTATCAGAGTTCAGGGGGTCTCCCCCTTAAAAACATGATCCTCGTAGACGCGAACCAGATCGCTATCTCCCACCTCATGGTGAGGCAGAAGATTGAGAACGGAATTAACATCGATTCCGTTCGTAAGTCTATCGTAAGAGTGTTGGCCCGAATTCACAAACAGTTCGGCCCAGAGTATGGAAAGATGATTCTTTGTTATGATGACAAGAATTATTGGAGATCCCAAGTCTTTCCTTACTACAAGAAGAATAGAAAACAGGAGAGGGAAACTTCCAAGTACGATTGGGACTTGGTGTTTTCCGTACTAAATAAAATCAGGGATGAGATAAGAAGGTACCTACCTTATTATGTCATTCAAGTTCAAGGTGCGGAAGCAGATGATGTCATTGCAGCTCTGAGTCGCAAACATCACTTGGACGATAAGATCCTTATCCTCTCAGCAGACAAGGACTTCATTCAACTACAACGTTACCAATCGGTAAAACAGTACGACCCAATCAGAAATCGTTGGATCGTGAATGAAAATCCTATTCAGTACCTCCAAGAACACATCATTCGTGGTGATCGTTCCGACGGCATTCCAAACATTCTGACCTGTGATGACGCTATCGTCAACAATAAGGCACAGAAGAAAATGAGCAAAGAGAAAATCTCTGCTCTGGCGAGCATGAACCCTGAAGATTTCACCAACTACATCCGTCTCAGGAACTGGAAGCGCAACTCTGAACTGATTGACTTCTCAAAAATACCAACCAACATTGTTGATAACATCATCATGACGTTCAACAAGTACAAAGTAAACCCTAACGTTAACTTTCAGTACTTTATCGACAACAACATTCAAGAATTGATCGAAGAATTTTCCTAATTATGGCCAGACCATCCACACCCAAACTCCCAGTAGAAAAAACTCTTCTCTCTGAAGTTCTACAAAGAGTATCAAATGCCAAAACCAAGGCAAAGAAAGTAGAGATCCTACGAGAGTACAACAGTCCAGCTTTGAGAAAGGTTCTACTGTGTAATTTCTCCAAGAGCATCTCATTTGTTTTCCCTGAAGGAGAGACACCCTACCGTCCTCTGGACCGTCCTAAAGGTGTCCATCATCAGATCCTGTTCACTGAGCACAGGATGTTAGAGAAGTTCATTAAGAAGACCATTAACGGGGTCACTTACTTTGGTTGTTCAAACCAAACCAGACCTTCACTTCAACAGCTCAAGAAAGAAAGTCTCTGGATTCAAATCCTTGAGTCACTCCACGCTGAAGAGGCTGGACTATTGGACTTGGTGAAGGACAAAAAACTAACTAGTAGGTATAAGATCACCAAACAAAATGTGATCGAAGCGTTCCCTGAACTCAAACTGCAGACAGAAGAATGAATAGAGCAGAACTCAAACTTCTACATCGCAAACTCAAAGAGATTGTGGAAGACTTAGAGTCTGCCATTTACTCTGACACTGAGAGTTACACGAACCACACACTAGATATAAACTATGACGAGGTGCTAACATATTATAAAGATCAAGATAGTGCCGAGGAGGGACTTTAATGGGCAACAGAAAAAGAACCATCAAATTAGTGACAAAGGTTCTTGGTAATGAGAAAAAGCGTCAGCTCTATTCTGAAGCAGAAATTAAGTACATGGAACGTCAAGTTCAACTGATGAAACTTCAACGAGCTATTCGCAAACAACAGCGTAAACTTGAAAAAGGATTCGGCAATTAAACTATGTTTATTGTGAACACTCCTCCCAGGAAAGTCTGGGTTCGTAAGGAGTATTTGTATGACCTGAGGAAAGGACATGGAGAATACACTCTTGGATATTGGGTATCTCTTAAGTCTATTTGGGGTAGAAGTTTCTACTTTGAGACTTACATGCCTGAGTATGGTGCTTGTTTTGACAAGCTTCCTATTTCTGCTTTCCTAGACTGGGATAGTGGGAGTCCAGAGGCCCCTATCTTTGATTCTGAGACAGATTATGATCTACCACTCTCAGACCTACAGTACTGGGATTCGTTTGACTACGACACAGAGATTATTAACAAACAGTTCCTGCACTCGATGTCAGTCACGGTTAAGCACCGCTCTGGTAAGGTGACAGAAGGTGGTAAGTATGTCTTTACCATCGACTCGTGTCACCGTGACCTAGACAGACCAGACTTGTCCTATTCAGAAACACCAGAGGAACACAAGAGTCACAACGTCATTGTCCTACCTAATGGACAGATCGGTCTCTATCCTAACAACAGATGTCAGTGGTTTGATGAGAGTCTGACACCTGATGATGTGAAGCAACCCGACTTTCTGGTTTCCACTCGTCAGTTCAGTACTGAGAATGGTGGTAGTGGTAGGAGATTAGGTCATTCAGAAGAATACTTCTGGGACTACAAGTCACCTGGTCAGAGGTACTTCCCACGGGATGATGACCTGTGGACAGGACAGGAGGATGATGCATTCGATCACGTCGAACAGATGATGAAATATGGTTTGAAAGATGTCAAGGTAACTAAACCCGCTGCCAACAACTATCCGGGTCCTCTCTACGCACCCTATAGAAAGATGCCACCTATTCCAGGACTAGAAGACTACACAGGAGAGACAGATACATGAATCCCGAACCCGCACTGACATATGGAGTGGGAACCTTCTTAGTTGTAATGTGTCTTACTGGTTACGGCATCTACCTAGGATTTGGACCTCCCTCCAAAGAACTCAACGACCCTTTCGATGATCACGATGACTAAAAAGAAACATGGTTGGCAATTGAATAGGTGGCCACATCGCGTAGATGACGATAAGAAAGAAGTTTATGTCTACGTGGAGTCGGGTTGGCCTACAGTGTTGGCCATTCCACAGATAGTAGAAAGATACTATCCAGGTTACAAAGCATGTTTAGTAAGCAAGGATCCCAATGAGTAATGTGAAATTGATCTCCCACACCACAGGTGCAGGAGAACTAAAAGGTAAGACACCACAAGAAGTCATCTCCTATGTGGCACGTGTCTCCAATCCACACAACCAGGAGAGTTATCACACCGCAGCAGGACTTCTCAAGTATTGCATCAAACATGAACACTGGTCGATCTTTGAGACAGCCAGCATGACACTGGAGATCAACACTAACCGTGGAATTGCTGCTCAGATCCTACGACACCGTTCATTCACATACCAAGAGTTCTCCCAGAGATATGCTGACACCAAACTCCTTGATTATAATCTCCCTCTACCGGAACTGCGTCGACAGGATACGAAAAACAGGCAAAACTCTATCGCAGACTTGCCGCCGGGTGTTGTCGCGAACTACAACCACAAAATAGCGAAGCACTATGATGATGCGATGTGGTTGTATAACAACCTGTTAGACAGTGGTGTCGCCAAGGAGTGTGCGAGGTTCATCCTTCCCCTGGCCACTCCCACTAGGATCTACATGACAGGTTCTTGTCGTTCATGGATTCACTACATCAATCTTCGATCCTCTAACGGAACACAGGAGGAACACAGACTGATTGCTGAGGACTGTCGTGTGGTCTTCAAGGATGTGTTTCCAGAGGTCTCAGAGGCCCTGGAATGGTCCGATAAATAGTACATAACTTTACATACACTATGAGATACCCTGTAATCAACAAAGTGACTGGAGAACGTAAGGACATCGAACGTTCCTGTCATGACATCATGGAATGGTACGAAGATAATCCTGACTGGGAAAGAGACTGGGGCGAAGGTGCCGCCACTCAGATTGGTGGGGTAGGAGAATGGAAGACGACGAATGTTAATAAGAACCCTGGATGGAAAGATGTACTTGACAAAGTTCGTAAGGTACCAGGTAACACACTAGCAAAAGACAATCTCTACTGACCATGGTTAAGAAAACTAGAGCAAAGACCAAGAGGCAATTGCCCATCAGTTCTAACCTGATGGTACCAGTAGAACCTCTGACTGAAAATCAAGAGAAGATTTTTAAGGCTTGGGATGAAGGCAAGCACATGTTCATCTATGGATGTGCTGGCACAGGTAAGACCTTCTGTGCCCTCTACAAGGCACTTCATGACTGTCTGAGTGCTACTCCTGCTTATGACCATGTGTACATGGTTCGTTCGCTGGTAGCTACCAGAGAGATTGGTTTCCTTCCCGGAGACCATGAAGATAAGTCCTCTCTCTATCAAATTCCTTACAAGAACATGGTTAAGTACATGTTTGAGTTGGGTAATGATAGAGACTTTGACATGTTGTATGGTCAACTCAAAGCACAAGAGTCCATTAAGTTCTGGTCTACCTCATTCCTTCGTGGTGTGACCCTGGACAACTCTGTTATCATCATCGATGAGATGCAGAACTTGAATTTCCATGAACTTGATAGTATAATTACTCGTGTGGGTGAAAACTCACGCATCATCTTCTGTGGTGATGCAATGCAGACCGACCTGGTCAAGGACCGAGAGAAGAATGGTATCCATGACTTCATGAGAATCCTTGAATACATGCCCGACGATTTCACTATGATTGAGATGGGCATTGATGACATCTGTCGTTCCGGATTGGTTCGTAACTATCTCCTAGCTAAGAATCAAGTACTTTGATCCATGTTTACTCATTGTGATGACTTCATTGACGTGTTCAAACCTATTGAACAACTCAATGAAGATAATGTTCGTTATTATAAGATAGAGGGCAACAACTGTTATCCATCTATCACGTCTGTCATTTCTTTTATTAACAGAAAGAAGTTTGCAGACTGGCGCGCCAAGGTAGGAAATGAAGCAGCTAATAAGAAGTGTAAGAAAGCAACTACCAGGGGAACTCGACTTCACCTGATCAACGAATACTATCTAAAGAACTGGGACTACACTCTACTGAAAGAGTGGGAGGTTCCATTGATCCAGATGATGTTCAACTCTAACAAATCTAAGTTAGATGAACAGATCAACAACATCTATTATCAAGAACAAAGAATGTACTCAGACAAGTTATGTCTGGCAGGTACAGTCGATCTAGTCTGTGAACACGATGGAGAACTCGCCATCGTGGACTTTAAGACATCAGAACAGGAGAAACCAGAAGAATGGTTGGAGGATTATTTCGTTCAACTGTCCGCTTACTGGGCGATGTTCTCTGAGAAAACAGGAGTTGCTCCCAAGAAATTGGTGGTATGGCTTGTAGCTGAGGACGGTAGCGTTCAAATTGTGGAACGCACAAACATTATGCATTATTTGAAAACACTACAAGATTATGTTAGTAAATTTGTTCAACATAGAGATGCCCCAATCCAATGACATCAATGAAGCTTTGAATAAAAAGTTCATCAGCAAAGAGAAATTTGCTGAGGACATCGAACAACTTGTGCTTGTCACTAAGATGAACTACATCGATGCTATCATTCAGTATTGTGAGGACAATGAGATTGAACTTGAGACTGTTGGGAAACTTGTCAGTAAGCCACTCAAGGAAAAGATTAAGTACCTTGCAACAGAATTAAACTACATGAAGAAAACTTCTAAGGGTAAGCTCCCACTGTGATACTCATGCATGGTTTCGAGGTTTATAGAATGTACCTTGCTATGAAGCAACATTTCTCTAACCCGAAGTTCGATTTCTTTCAATATAATGGACAGGTAAATGCAAAGGAAAAGACGTACCAAGAGAGGAATGACTTCTGGTTCTTTGAAACAGTCGCTAAGAAACTCACGACTAATGAGGTACAGGACTTCCTCCTTGCTTCCTTCATCAGATCTTCTGACCCATCAAAGGTCTGGATCGGCGACATCAAAAGACTTGGAAAGGATCGGTGGTTGGCACACCAAAAACAAACACAGAGTATGTCATACCTTGTTGAGCAAGATCTTGGTACAGTGGTTCACCATATGGAAGCCAAAGGGCATTCCTTTAATGATCTATTTGCGACACTGGGAACGCATCCTCCCCTCCTCAAGCTCTATGTCCAGGGACTTATTTCTATAGAGACCATGGTGGTGATGGACATCTGTCTGGGTTATAGTAAGGTATGGGACACAAAATTAGATGACCCACTATGGGGTCAGGCATCCCTTAAAATAAAGAAGTATAAACCATTCTTATCCATTAGTACGGATAAATACAAGAAGATTATGAAGGAGAAACTCAGTGAGTCTCGTTGATCAATGGATGAATTCCAAAAAGAAAACCTACTGGAAGTGTTGGGAATGCACAGGCACTGACTACATAGAAGGCACCTGGCAATGGGTGTTGTTTTATACTGATGATGACAATGACATCAAAGCGTCTTATGACTCCGGAATATGTGGATCAGAAGACGAGTGTAAGAAAGAGATTAAAGAAAACATAGAGATCAGAATTAAGAACTCTGTGCTATAATAGTTAGATGGGCCCTGAGTGAAGCCCCTAAACTCGCCTCAATCGAATCCTACGAATCCAAGACTATGTCTTTTAGCTCCATGAAGTCCGGCGGTAAGTCGGCATTCTCTCAACTGCAAAAGCAATTGGAGAAGACCACGCAAGTCGGCACTGTCGACGAACGTTTCTGGAAACTGACAACGGATAAAGCCGGTAACGGTTTCGCTGTCATCCGATTCCTTCCCGCCACTGATGGTGAGGACATGCCATTCGTGAAGATGTACTCTCACGCCTTCCAGGGTCCTGGTGGTTGGTACATTGAGAACTCCCTTACCACTGTTGGTAAGAAGGATCCACTGGGTGAGTACAACAGGGAACTGTGGAACTCTGGTGATGAGTCCCTGAAGGAACAAGTCCGTAAGCAGAAGCGTAAGCTCTCTTACTACTCCAACATCTACGTGGTGAAGGACAGTGGTAACCCTGAGAATGAGGGCAAGGTGTTCCTGTTCCGTTATGGCAAGAAGATCCATGACAAGATCATGGACATTGTCAATGGTGACGAACTGGAAGGTCGCGCTGGAATCAATCCCTTTGACTTCTGGGGTGGTGCTGATTTCAAACTCCGCGCCAAGAAAGTAGCTGGTTACCCCAACTACGACTCCTCAGAGTTCAAAGATCCCGGCACACTGGAAGACCTGGATGACGCACAGTTGGAATCCATCTGGAACCGTCAGCACAAGTTGGACACCCTGGTCGCAGAAGACCAGTTCAAGTCCTACGAGCAACTCCAGGAGCGTCTCAACTCGGTTCTGAACCTGAAGGGTGGTGTCAGTTCTGTTCCCGATAGTCCATCGGAAACACTGGCAGCGAAACCATCTTTCGAACCCAAGCCAGAACCGGTGGCAGCACCTGTTGCAAAACCTACCACATCTGAAGTTTCAGATGATGGTGAGGAGGATGTGATGGACTTCTTTAAGAAACTTGCGGATAACGAGTAGCATCACTCGTCGGAGTAGGACCAGTTGTGTTCTGCTCCGAAGTCACAAAACTTACGCTGGGTTCTAAATTCCTGGCGTAGTTATTGACTTCTCTTTGATAGTTATAAATGTATTTCTTATCAAGAATAAAGATCTCTGACTTTAATTCATTGACCTGTCGTTCATAATCATAATTAGTTACCGCAATAGGGAATGATGTTAAGAAAATATCAGACCCAGGTGTGTCAGGATAAGTAAATTTGTAATTCTCTGGAACCGTCAGACCGCCTGGCAACACTCGGTTTGGAGGTGTTGATTTATCATAGGTCTCTACTGTCTGGTAGTGATGGATCTTCTCTGCACCTACAAATCCACCATACTTTTTATTGACAAACTCAGTCAGTTCAGTTTCAGATAGTGGCCACTCTGTGTAGTAGTCAGTAATCTCATTGATCTGAAGTAGGATCCAGTAGTACTGTTCATCACCATAGAACTTGTAAGACACCTGGTCAGGTCTCTCTCCATTCTGAATAACATAACGAGTGTAAAGGGTCTCCTCTCTAAAGATGTCAGGTCTGACAGTCAGTAGATGGAAGTAGTCTTTAATCGTAATGAAACTAGGACGTCCTGCTTTATCAATGCTCGTGGCATACTCAATGTTAGGAAAGTTCTGAAAGTATTTTGGTGTTGACATTAGTAACCTTGGCCTCCGACCTCTTCGTGATCCTGACGGATGATGATGTCACATTCCATAAAGGATAACGACAACGTAGTAATGACAGGCACTCCATCCATGTGTGCGACGTGCATGGGAGTTGGAGCGTTCGCTTGAACCTGGATGTTGGTGCAAGCCGCCTTCTTAAATTTATTCATGTTGGGATTTTCTTTCCCATTAGTCATGTACCTCACCCTCCACACATAGGGGATCTGGAACATTCCATTCTGTAGATCCTTAGGAGCACTCCACTTTTTAAAGTTAAAGATAATTTTATTAACCATCTCAGCCTCGGCTGCGTTCTTTGCTACAAAATCAAAAGACATTGAGAAAGGACGGAGACTAGGTGATGAGTAGAAGAGTTCCTGGTTGGGATTAAAAACATTACCAGTTCCAAGTGCTAGCTGTTGATTAGGACTAATACCAATCAATCCTTGAGC